ACATAAACCTTCATTAGTCCGTAAACTTTTCGGGTTCTTGGCCGTATTCTTGAATGAGATTCACCTGGGGGCGAACGTTGGCATCATGATGTTCGTATTCAGCCAAAACTTTTTTGGCTTCGCTTAGGGCCTGATCTACCTGAGCCTGACGTGTCTTGGGATCGAATAACATGATTACTCCTAGATTTTTATGGAACTGAAGTCACGAAGCTTATTAAACGTTTTCTTCATGGTTAGGCTGTCAATTTGCTCGGGGTCTAGTTTTATGCCTGAATTGCTAATGCTTTGCTGGGCATTGTTTTCTAGATCATAGAGTCGCATCTTGGCTCGGTCTATGCCAACAACAAACTTCTTGTTGATGGTGGGATCATTGTATCTATTTTTCAACTGCTTGACCAATATCTGGTTCAGGGCTTCGAGATCTTCGGTGCTGATCAGGGCAAACATGAAGTCTACTGTGGCTGGCAGACCAAAACTCTCGCTGGTGTCTGTGAGTTCAACTTCGGTATTGCCATAGCCACTGCGTGTTGTCTGAGTAGCGCTTAGTATGGGTACGTCGTGTTCTACGGCCATGCCACGCAGCTCTTCGGCAATGCTCTTGATCAGGGTATAACTGTTGATGTTGGCTCCGGCCTTGAACCTCGAGCTCGCACAGATATTTAGGTAGTCTATGACAATTAAGTCAGGTCTAAAGTTGCGCTTGAGCTGTAGTTCTTTGAGCAGACTCTTGAAGTGACCGGTATGTGCACCTGCAGTTGGATACTCTTTGATGATGAGTCGGCCCTGTGTCTTTTCTGTGATCTTGGCAACACGATTGTCAAAGATGGGCCTGGGCAGATCCTTGAGCTGGTCCATGGTGATATTCATCAAATTGGCATCAATGCGTTCTGCGATGCGCTCTTCGGCCATCTCCATGGTAATGTACAGGACATTCTTGCCCTGTGTAAGGGTGCTGGCTGCGACGTGACACATGAACAAACTTTTACCAACACCCGTCCCTGCCAAGGCTACATTGAGAGTCTTGTTGGGCATGCCACCATTGGTAATTTTATTGAACAGATCCAAATCAAATGGAATGCGATTTTCTACCTTGTGATAGAAGTCATAGCGAATGGCTGCATCTTCCAGATAGTCATGCCCTACACGATTGTCGAATCCAACGCTTAGAGCTTCTTGCAATAGGCTGGGTATGGCATCCTGATTGTGTTCACGATCCTTGCCATCAATGATGCCGATGCTCTTTAGTATGGCATTGTACACGGCTCGATCCTTGCAGAACTTTTCGGTCTCGGCCATGAGCCAGTCCATTTCAGCTGTGCTGGGTTCGAGATTGATGACAATTTCTGCTCGTGTCTTGTATTCATTCTCCTTGAGACTTCGATCGTTCTGAAGTTCAATGGTCAGTACATCGATGTTGGGAGCCTTGTTGTAGGTCTTGTAGAATTCGTCGATTATGTTGAACACATGTCGTTCGGCTTCGTCATTGAAATATTCGGAACGAACAAACGGCAAAATGCTGCGGGCATAATCGACGTTGTGAATCAAACTACTGAGTATCAGTGTTTCTAGCTTCATGCTCTTGATAGTGTTGTACGGCTTTGTGAATGATATCTTCGATGATGGGTGCCAAGATGCCATCAAAAGCATCTTTGTCGTTGCGCTCGGGATCTGTGCCCGGTGTAGTACTTAAGAAATTAAAATCTATGGCAACGTCGTTGCTTTCATCGGAAAGATCAATGCTGTTGATGCTGATTACAGTTTCATTGAATTGCCCCTCTTCGATTTTTACTCCCCAAACTTCTTCACCATGTCTCCAGGGACTATACTTGACCAGCATTTTCAAACTCCTCATCTAATTCTTGTGTGCTGAGATCGGTCTGCACCAAACTGGTATTGCTGACCTGATATTGATCCTTGATGTAATCTCTGAACTCTTTGTTGGTTATGATGGGCATCCAAAAGTCCTTGCTATAGGTATCTTTTTGTCGATACTTGGTTTCTGAGCCCTTGTGTGCATACCAGCCATTGCTGGGTTTGACCACAAAACCACCTTCCATGGCAATGTCCAAGAGACCGGACCATTGACTGATGCCACCTTCGAAGCTTACCTCAATGGGAATCTTGCTCTTTTCACGAACATGACGACTCTTTTCCACATTGATGATGAAGTTATATCCAATGAGCTCCTGACCTTCTTTTTCTTGCTGGCGACCGATGATGTAGATGTTGTCGGCGCTATAGTAAACACCAGTACCACCACTTACGACATCCTTGGGAAACAGTCCCATTTCTTTATAGGTATGATTGACCACAATCATGGGAATGTCTTTGATGGTCAGATGCGGCGTTACCATGCGGAACAAACTCTTGAGCTGCTTGGCTCGACTCATGTCGGCTACGCTTTTGCCTTCGAGTGCATCTTCGACTTCTTTCTTGCTGGCTAGGTTGCCAACTGAGTCAACAATAATAATGATATGATCACCACGTTCAATGCTATTAAGCTGCGCCATGCTATCGTGTTTGAGCTGTTCAATATCCGTAATCGGAGTATGGACGACTCGGCCGGTATCAATACCAAAGCTGTCAAAATAAGATTGAGGACTACCAAACTCGCTATCGTAAAATAAAACAACGGCGTCATTGTACTTCTCCATGTAGCTCTTGGCCAACAAGAGCGCAAAGGCTGTCTTAAAGTGTTTGCTAGGACCGGCAAATACAGTGAGCCCTGGTGTAAGGCCGCCGTCTAGTCTGCCGCTCAGAGCAACGTTGATCATGGGAACCGAAGTCTGAATCATGTCCTTGGCATTGAAGAACTTGCTTCGGTTAAGTATTTCGGTGTCTTTGATGGTTGAATTCTTTTTGAGTCTATCTATGAGTGACATGTATATCTCCTGTATTTTTAGTATTGTAGTATGTTGATGTATGAAAATCGATGACCATTAGGCAAAAAGACTCTCTAGAGTGGCCTGTGGTTTGGCTGACCAACCCATGCCTTCTAGAATAGTATTTAATGGTTCCAGAAAGGACTTCTGGAACATGGTATCATAATCAATGAACTTCTGCAGATCGAACTCTGCGGGTATGCTGCCTATGAAGGCAATGCAATTTTCACCAATGTTATTGGGAACTTTTAGATAGATGAACTTGATCTTGTCACCTTCGCGAATGCGTTCATATTTCTTTTCCAGACTTCGAACCTTGAGCTGATGATTGTACAACAGACTGGCACGAACATGCATGGGCGTTCCCTTGCGATAGATCTTGGCTGCATCACCATATTCAGTTAATCCATTCACACCACGCGGAAAGGCTATGGCTTCGGGTCTGAGCTGTCGGTATTCGCTTTCGGTTTCCTGAATAAATTTCTGAAGCGTTGCTTCATTCTTTGTAAGCGCAAGACCAACTGCTTTCTTAAGAGCCTTACGAGCATATTCAGGAGTGCTTGAACGAACAATCTCCAGGCCCATGACTTTAAGTTTAGGCTCAGCATAGCTAACACCTTCGTTATTATAAACATTTAAGGCATACCTTTTCTTGGCAACCCAAATGCCTCTATCAGCAATGGCTTCACGCTTAAACTTTATCTTCTTGTCAAAGGCATTGGTATAGTCGGCTAGCTTGTCGCAGGCCTTGTTTAGTACAGATTCAATCTTTTCCGCACAAATCTTGTCTAGTATTTCGACAATCTTGTCCTTGGGTAGATCCTTATAGAATTTTTGCACCAAAGGATCCAGAGTAACATAGCATGAATCAGTGTCCGAATAAAAACTATAATCTACATTGGTGGTACCACAGATCTGGTTCAGCCAACGATTCAACTCCAGGCCAACAGTCTGAATGATGTATTGTCCGGTCAGTGTGATGCCTTCGGCGATGCGATCGTCATAGTATCTGAAGAACTCATTGCCCCAGGCACCAAACAAACTATTGAGCTGAATCTTTCGAGCCATCTGAAAGTTATTAAATTTGGCAATCTGATTCTGATGGAACGGCTGCTTGGTCAGCTCATACTGCTTTTGAGCTTCAATCATCTGCTTCTTGTATTTCTGTCGATCATCGAACAACTTTTGAACTATCTCTGGAAACACGCCCTGAGTATCAGTTTTAAAGTTATAACCATTGGCCGTTAAACACAATCCATCTTCTTTTAGGCTATGCAGATTGTGCTTCTGATCCAGTAGTTCTTCTATGGTGGTCTGCAAGAAGCCTGGCACCATGGTTTCGGGACTTAGATTGTACTGCATGATGATGCTGGGATACAGACTGGTGGCATCAAAACTCACCACCCAATCATACTTGCCAGGACGTGGTTCCTTGACATAGGCTCCAATGATCTGGCGAGCACGTTTGCTGGTGTCACGCTGATGTACAATGATGTTCTTGTTCCAGAGATGATTGTATAAAATGCAATCCCAGGTTCGAACTGCACTGAAAATGTCGGTAAAGTTACACTTGGCATCATAGGCCATGGTTAGGATGAGCTCAATGAGCTTCATTTTTTCTTCGAGCTGATCTACAAGCTCGGTATCTACCACGTTGTACTCTACGAATTTCTGCCAGTCATTTTTATAAAAGTCTCGGAAGCTGTCGTATTCATCATAGCTTAGTTTTTCTTTGCCTAACTCTACCTTGGCAATGTAGTCTAGTTTATAGCTTTCCTGTGCAGTATAAGTAAATTTTCTATAGAGGTCTATGTAGTCCAGAGCTGTAATGCCCAGGATGTCTACGGCTAGCTGACTCTTGCCATACTTTTCTACTTCACGCTCATTGGCTATGCCCCAGGGGCTCAACTGCTTGGCTGCATCTTCACCCAACACTCGCTTGATGCGATTCAACAAGTAGGGCATGTCAAAGAACTCAATGTTCCAGCCTGTAATGATGTGCGGATAGTTGGCAGACCAATAGTCTAAGAATCGTTTCAGGAGATCATATTCATCCTTGCAAAGGATGTAGCTATGATTGCTTTTAATGGGTTCGGCATGTCTGGAGCCAAAGGTCACAATCTGCTTGGTGGCATAGTCCTGCACCGTAATCAACAGAATGCTTTCTGCGGGGTTGCGAACATCTGGAAAACCATACTCAGCCGTAGTCTCGATGTCCAGGCTCAGGGTGCGAATTTCTCGAATATCAAAGTCAATTTCACCAGGAAACAGTTCGGTGATGTACTGATAGGCAAAGTTGGTATTGCCATAGATGGCAAAATTATCCACATCGCCATAGCGTTTCATGTAGTCTTTGGCTTCGTTGATGCTGTCGAATCGTATGCTCTCTAGGGGTACTCCCATGAGACTTCGATGTTTGCTTTGTTTGTTCTTGCTGGGTAACCAGAGAGTGGGCTTGAATTCTAGCCGTTCTTGAACGCTTCGTCCTTTGTTTACGCCACGAACCAACAACCGGTTGCCGTACTGGACGACGCTTGTGTAAAATCGCATAAAGGGTTCTCCTGAATCCCTACATTATAAATAACCATGGTGGATTTGTCAATAGCTTATTTTTCATCTAATCTAAGAGTATTTATGGTTATGGGCCCTGAAAATCACCATCAAAAAGGAAAACAGAATGCGTGCAGTTATCGCTGCAATCTGCGCATGTCTTGTTATGTTCACAACCTTGGGTGCCAACGCGCAAACGACCAATTCTAGTACCACAAGTACAACCAACGGCACAACTACCAACAACACCACACTCATCAACCAAGGAACCTACGATTCCAAAAGTCTGGTTGATACTAATTCCACAAGCAACAGCACCAGCTCGGTTACTACCAACAATGTCAGTACCAGCACTAGTACCAACACCAATCTCTCAACGGTGAACAGTACCAGCACCAACAACAATAACAATGTGAATACTAGTACCAGCACTAGTACCAATGTCAACACCAACAACAATGTTCAGAGCGGTACAGTAACCAACAACAATAACAACAACATGAGTGGTTCGGTTACATATACCAACAACAACATAAATTCCGGTACTCAGACATTTAACAACAACAATGTCAATGCCAGCACAAGTACCAGCAACAATACCAACACCAATGTTAACCAAAACATTCAAAGTGGCAGCATAACCAACATCAATCAAAATACCAGTACAAGCGACAATACCAATCGCAACATCATGAGTGGTTCGGTTACCTACAACAACAATAACGTCAACACCAGCACCAGTGTAAACACCAACAACAACATTCAGACTGGTGACATGACCAACCGCAACATCAATACCAGTACCAGCACCAGTACTAACAACAACATCAATACCAGTACTAGTCTGAATAAAAATGAGAACATCAATACTGGTACCATGAACTACAATAACAACAATGTAAACCAAAGCAATAGTACGGCTGTCAATACAAATAACAACATTCAGACCGGGGACATGACCAACCGTAACATCAATCAGACAACTGCAAATACAACCAATACAAATAACAACATTCAGACCGGTGACATGACCAATCGCAACATCAACAATTCAACATCTATATCAGCATCCAACAATCAAAATACCAACATCAACTCCAGCACCGCTGTTAATCAGAACATTCAGACCGGTGACATGACCAATAGAAATATCAATGAAACTACAATTACTCAAAGAGTCATTCAGCCTCCACCTACGGCCATAGCGCCAGCCATGATGAGCGGTGGCGGCCAGGATCTGTGTACTACAGGTCAATCTGGTGCCATACAAACACAAATGTTTGGCATGGCCTTGGGTGGTACTGGTCGTGATTTAAACTGCGAACGGTTAAAGTTGAGCAAAACCCTATATGACATGGGCATGAAGGTTGCTGCTGTTGCCACCATGTGCCAGGATCGCAGAGTGTTTGAAGCCATGATGGCAGCTGGTACACCTTGCCCCTATGAAGGTCAAATTGGCGAACGTGCTCGCGAACTTTGGGCAGCCAATCCACATAAGATTCCCAAATACGATTATAAAACCGAAAGTGAAGTTCCCAAGATGGATCCAGTAAAATATTCAGCCAGCGCTTTTAGATAATGGACGACTTTAACCATAAGCATTATGAGTATCGTTGGACCAAGGGTTTTGGCATAGCCATACTCTTGGCCTTGGTCCTGCTAGTAGGTGCAGTATATGCTCAGACTTCACCTAATACACCAAGTGGCTATAGTATTGATAGCACAACCGGGAATCTTATACAAAATCCTACAATGACATCAGGAACTGGTTGGACTACTTCAGGGATGACTGGTTCTTATACACCAGATGGTTATATTTTTAGTTATACATCTAGTACTACAGAGCAAAATATAAACTTAAATGCTATAAACTTTGGTTATCAAAATACAAGTGCTGTATTTGCTACTAGCATCATGTATGGGTTCAAGTATAGATTTCAGTGTGCTAATCAAATAGGCGGTGTAAAAAATTTAGTTGAAGCTGGCAACGACTGTAGTGATCTGAATGGTCCTCAAGATACTCTACATGCAACATTTACTGCATATAAGTCTGATAATACTGTGGATTATACAGCTACTTACCAATTAGGGTTAAAAAATATAAATGATGGTAATCCAGCGTATAATCCAACATGGCAACAATTAGCTGAAACATATACTTTCTCTAGTCCTAGAGGTATAAATTTACTGGGTTCAGCTAAACTAAGTATAACAGGTATGGATGCTGGATTTTGGGGCTGCAATCCAGACTGCTATGGTCCTCAGATAAAAGATGCTTATATGAGATTAAACTATAGTGTTGACCCTTGTATACTCAATCCAGCATTCAATCCTAGCTGCCCGGGATTTCAAAACATACTACAAGGATCTAAAAGTCCTGCGTTTTATTATAGTTATAATATAGCACAGTCTCTGCCTCACATAGGTGGAGGTGTTATCCTCCATGGCTATGATTATGGCTTCAATTGGTGGAACTATGGAGCCTGTTATAATACATTCATGTTCTGGTGTACCGATTGGCGATCTAATGGTGGTGGCAATATTAACTTTAGAATTAGCGATAAAAACAATACCACCTTGTTTCAAAATCAATGGTATGTTGCTGGTAACAATTCGGGTGGTAGTTATAGTAATAGACACTTGTTCACTGAAAACATCAACAGTCTAGACATGGGTTCAATACAGTGGTGGACTAGTGATGTTTGGAATCATTTTGGTTGGGTTGGTTGGACTAGACCTATTTGGACACCTGACCCATGTTTCAGCCAACCATTGTATAGTCCTAATTGCAGCAACTTTAATGCAGAAATCAAAAGATTGGCAGCCGAACAAAAAGCTCTACAGGATGCGCAGCTGGCGATAACAGTAGCCAGCATAAGTACAACGCCTACAAGCACTGTCACTACAACCATAATAGATGCCACGACAACCAATCCAACGGTCACTGTGACCACAGAAACTCCTAACAGTACTTTGCCAGTTACTAACACCAAAACCTCTACTGCTGCAACATCAACTGCTTTGGTTGGTGATGCCATGAGCCCAACTTCGGGAGCGTCAAGACCGGGTCTTCGTTTAGACTCACAGGACTCAACCAATGCAGCACTTAGCCTCATAAGAAACAACCAGCAGCGAGAAGCGGCCACGGCCAATCAGGCCAGTCAAGGTGCAATTCAAAATGCTGCTTCTATTGCAACAGCTAGCATGCGTCAAGCAGAAAGTCTAGCTCTTGATGCGGTTACAAGAAGTCAGAATCAACAAATTCAAACAGAAACACACACGGAAAATAACTTGACTGCTGCTAGATCAGATGCCTCTGTAACTTTAGGACCCACTCAGGGTTCTGTCAGCGTAGTGACTCAGGCCATTCAGCAACGCAATATTCAATCTACAAGCATGGATAACGAACAGACTGCATCTACAACAGCAGCTAGTACAAGCACCAGCGCAGTTGTGCAATTCAATGCCATGGCTGTAACGCCCGTTCAAATATTAAGAGAATTTAATCCTCTGCAAAGTTCAGCAGTATCTCAGACTACAACAGCATCCGTTGCTGCATATCAACCACCGCTACAACAAAGCCCATTCGAAACTCAAACAAACACAATTCAAAACGATCAACAAGTCAATATTGGCGCCCTACAAATTAATGTTTTACAACCACAAGCACAGGTCATCACAGGCCAATCAAACAATAACGTGCCAACCGTAATAGTCCCCGTAATCACAGCCGACATTCCATTAACCGCAACTAATTTTACCACAGATCGAACCAACCCCATCAATGAAATCATAGACAGCAAACAAGCCGTTTCTGATCAGGAACAAAAAAGCACCAACACACAACAGGTAAAAAGCAATGTTCAGGACAACGATGCAGCCGCTGGTGTTTCTATTGCTAATATTGCTAGAACTCCTGTTGGTTTCAATGCCTATATGGTGGCATTGACGGATGCAAATTTCTATGCACCACGAGAAATATATCGTAACCAGAAGACCGTAGACAATGTTAGAGCTTTGAGACAATTAGCGAGTGATAGGTTGCATCAAGAAATGGTAGATTCTCAGTATAGGAAATAACATGGATTTTTTATTCAGCACTATTTTAAGCTTACATTTAGGCGTGGCACATGTGGATAATAGCATACATCCAAATCTAAGTTTATCCAAAAATGATTTAGTAGGTGGATTTTATTACAATACAGATAAATCAATTTCTAGTTATTTTGGTAAAACATTTAAACAAGATAAATTGGAAATATTTTTAGGAGGTGTTACAGGATATAAGTTACCAATTGATTCTCCTATTGCACCGATGGTTTTGGCGAGATATCAGATTGATAAAAACATTAATATTATTGCAATGCCTACAGTTGATAACAAATCTAGAAATCCTGCATTGGTTCTTGGAATAGAGTTAATATTTCACAAATAGAGGAAAAGATGGCGGAAGAAATTAAAGACGTAAACAAAAAGATTGATGATGCCCAAGCAGCAGTTAAAAAGTATGCCAGTGCTGATACCGTAATCAGCATCGGTGGCTATGAATTCACACCAGCCAAGCTCATGGTAGCCTTTACTTTGGTATCAAGTATATTGGGTGGCCTATACGGAGCCTTTGAAGTATATAAAGATTATGTGGGTATGAAGAAAAAAATAGCCGAATACATAGCACCTGACCTAACAGAGTTTGATAAACGTTTGGCCTTGATAGAAGAAAACGCTGCCAAAACACAGAAGGCAGTTCAAGAAGGTTCGGACAAGACTGCTGAATACACCCGAGACATCAAGAACGATCTCAAGAATGACATACGTCGCATTGAAAAGACCGTAGAAGAAGTCGAGCGTAGCAACAAAACTCAGCAACGAGAAATTGATCGAACAGTTGCCGAAGTTAAAACCGATGTTCGCAACATACAGAAGCAAGCAGATGCAAGCATAAATGCTGCAACCAAAGAAATCAATCGCATGTCTGCTGAAAACAGCAAGGCCATTGCTGCCAACAACAAAGAAGTTGATGCTCGGTTAAAGGCCTTGGATAAAAAGATCAATGACGATCTTAAGAAGGCCTTGGACAATCCACTAGCCAACAGATAGGAACTATCATGGAAAACGTTACAGATGCAATAGGTAAGTTATGGTTCTTGGGAGCAGGCGTGGTAGCCATAGCTGCCTATGCTGTAACGTTAAAGGTTAGATTGGATTACCTTGAGAAAAACTATGACAGGCAGATAACTGCACTATGGGATCAGGTCAACAAACTCAACAAAGATCTGTTTAATAAGTCAAATTAACCATACCACAAAACTAAACACAGGTATGGCGAGAAGCAACTGTCCAATCATGCGCCTCTGACTCATTTCAGCATAGTATTGTTCTATGTGATCTGGCGGCATGTTGGTTTTTGCTTCTTTGCTAAGCTCATGCATGCCTGTAACAAGAAAAAATGAACCGTAGACAATGAGAACATAATATACAATGAACCCCAGGGTATTCATTGTCGCATCCTATTTTCATCAATGAATTTAATTTCATCCACCAATGCATCACCATCGGTCTTGTAGTTATTGAAATCGCTTTTGCTAATGGTCTTGTTCAATGATTCCAGCAAATTCTGTGCTTCTTTATCGTGCTCGGCACGAGCAGCATAGAGCCATCTAAAAGCATTTTTCTTGTCACCAATCTGCATGTAGTACTTGCCCAAACTCATCATGGCCGGTACTCGGCGCTTCATGGCGCTTTCTTTTAAGTCACCTATGACGCCATCGATTTCGGTAGAACTGCTATGCGGATCTGTGAAAACCATCATGGCTAGTTTATAGCTGGCCTGTTCATTGACCTTGGCAGCTTGTTTGAGAAACTGCATGGCAAGACTGCGACTATCATTCTCTACAATGTCTACAATCTTAAGAGCCAGATCACTGGTTATTTTGTTGCAAAATTCTTTGAATACTGCATACACATAGGGCTTGAGTTCTGTGGGTACTAGATTTTTTTGACTCATGCTTATGAGTTCATCCAGGGCCTGCATGTCTCGTTTACTCACACGCCACATGAGTATGCGAGTAGCTGGACCCATCTTGCCATCTTGTTTGAATGCAAGAGCATCGTTGATATTTCGGTTTCGTGCTGCTTGATCGTTGACAACTGCGGCTATCAATTCAGCATGACTCTTGGTTGAAGTTACTTCGGGACGTTTTGTTGCTTTGGCTAGATGTGGATTGGGTTCTGCACCCGGTATGTCAATGCTCCAGATTTCCATGGGAGCAACATTCTTGAATTCCTGCATGCCACGGCTGATGAATTTCTGATCTTTTATCTTGGAAGCTACCAGTTTATGAACTTCGCTGGTCATGGTCACCCCACCATAGTCGGCTAGACTTTCGGTGCGAGCTGCTAGGTTGACTGCGTCGCCCATGAGATTGGTTCCATAGATCCATACCTCACCCATGTGCATGCCTATGCGCCAACGCATGCCATTGTTGAGTTTGCGCATGTGTTCTTGCATGGCTATGCTGAACCGCACGGCGTCTACGGAGCTGGCAAACTCCACTAAGATGCTGTCGCCGCCAGTATTAAACAATCTGCCCTTGTGTTCGCTAATTAAACCATCTATGATGGCACGACAGGCATCCAGGCGACGAAGCGTGCCTTCTTCGTCGGCCTGCATCAAACTACTGTAGCCAATGACATCGCTACAAACTATGGTTGCTAATTTGGTTTCCATAAATATATTTAGTATTTTTTTCTGGGGATGTTATGAACTGGATTAGAGACAATGTAATACTTGTAGTATTTGCTCTTGTAATTTTGCTCCAGTCGTTCGGTCTGTATGTATTGCAATCACAGATTAATAGATTGGTACAAGATCATGAGATGGTTAAAGAACGCATCAGTACGTTTGACGGTTTCTTGGATACTTACCTTCGTTATATGGAACAGGTCAAAGAAATTTTAGACGAAGAAGCCCAAGAGGAGAAAAAATAACATGAGTGAACAGAAACCCGAAGTAAAACCGCTGACTCGCAGCGAAAAAGAAGCTAGGATCAAAGACAAAGCTGGTTTTGTAATTGTGTTTCTTGCGGCTCTGCTAGCCATCAACACCATGATTGGTGGTTCAAATTCCAGTAAAATTCAAAACAACACCATACAAGCCAACAACATGTGGGCCTGGTATCAGGCTAAGAATGTACGTGGCGTGCTTTATGAAATCAGTGCTGCTGAAGCTCAGAAACCCGAGAATCGAGATAAGTTTCTTGCCGAAGCCAAACGCATGAGCGATGACAAGAAAGAAATCCAGGAAAAGGCCAAGGCACTGGAAGCCGAACGTGATGAAGCCAAGAAACGTTCGCCATGGTTTACCTGGGGTGGTAGCATCCTTCAGATCAGCATTGTACTATTAACTGCCAGCATCTTAGCAGCCAGCATGCCCATGTTCTATGTCAGTACCATTGTCGGTGCCATAGGATCTGTCATAGTCAGCCAGGCTCTGTGGATGTGGTTGCCATGGTAAAGTATCTTTGTATTCTGGGCATGGTATTGTTATCAGGGTGTTCTGATTACTATCGTTATCCATGCCAGAACCCCGATAACTGGGACAAAGACATATGCAAAAAACCCTGGTGTGACATCAACAAAACTTGTCCTGAACATATCTTTAAAGAAGAAGCCAAGAAGGAGTGCAAATAATGCAAGATATGATCGATAAGGTGCTTGGAAAATCTGATGAACCAAAACCAGAACCACCCAAGCAAGATGCTGCTAGAAGCAAAAAGGGTGAACGCTACACCGAAAACGAACTCATGGTCAGGCTTAAGTTCATCATTGGATGCTGTTTGGCCTTTACTCTCATAGGCATTGTATTTACTGTGCTATACAGCATCATGTTTGTAACTCAGCCCTTGAATGCCATCAGTCCCATAGATCAGAAGTTTTTTGAACTCATCATACCAGTAGCCACTTTCTTATGCGGTACACTAAGCGGCATCATGCTGGCTGGTACAGGCAAGGAAGCTGCCATGGCAGGTGCTGCTGCTCAGAGAGCTGCGGACAAAGACAAAAAAGATGAAGCCAAGTCCGGTTGAATGGTGGATTGATGTATGGGTCGCGTATAGCCTTTTGGGCATATACGCACCCTTCTTGCTGGTAGCGGGAGAGGGAGTCGCACCCCCGACCTCCGGATTATGAGCCCGGCGCTCTTCTACTGAGCTACCCCGCAACTGGCACCACCGGAGGGACTCGAACCCCCATAGGACGCTTTAGAAGAGCGTTGCCTTTCCATTAGACTACGGTGGTATGCTGGTGCCCCCTAACTGAATCGAACAGATAATTTCGGGTTACAAAGCCGATGTTATACCATTTAACTAAGAGGGCTAAAGCAGTCTACTGTGTCTGGGTACACCAGACATCAGGTAATCCATTTGATCGGTAAGAATATTTCTATTCTGAAGTATCATGTTCTCAAAATGGTTAGGCACATAGGGTACGTACAGCAACTCCATGCCACTTTCTTTGAGGGTCAAGTTGTCTTTTTTGCTGTTGCAACTACGACAAGCCGTTACAACATTCATCCAGGCATCGGAGCCGCCACGGCTGCGTGGCACAATGTGGTCACGGCTTAATTTGCCGGCACTGGCATGCTGCGTACCACAGTATGCGCACATCATTCGGTCACGACCAAATAAGGTTCGATTGCTCAAAGCTACCTTGGCATGCTTGTGTGGATTGAACCCATGCCCCTTGATGGCTATGATGCTTGCACACTCTAGATAGCTTTTGGTGCCGGTCCTTTGAGTACCACCTCTGTAGCGAACAACGACATCGCCCATGCTCCAGGCTACGCTGTCGGTGGCCTGATAGCTAATGGCATCTTCGTTGCTGATCCACTGTCGTGGTGTACCTGAAACATCTAGGGCAAGCACTGGCATGATGATCTCCTCTTTCATCATTTGGTTGGGAATCACAGGATCGAACTGTGGACCTTCGCCTTGTAAGGGCGTTGCTCTACCGCTGAGCTAATTCCCAATGGAGCAGGATAAGGGATTCGAACCCTTGACATTCTCGTTGGCAACGAGACATTCTACCACTGAATTAATCCTGCGAAAAACTGGTCCCGGATGATGGTAACGATCCATCCGCCTTCGCCTTATCAAGACGCTGCTCTTCCTCTGAGCTAATCCGGGTATGGAGCGGGCTACAGGCATCGAACCTGCATCTTTCGGCTTGGAAGGCCAAACGTATTCCTCTAACAACCCGCTTAAACAAACATTTCCTTTACAAAATTTCTAAGCAGTTCATGATGCCTGTACTCATGCCAGTAGGGCCGCATGAACTTCTTGCTATACCAATACACATCGCTTTCGGGATGTGGTCCTATGCAGCCTATGTTGTCCTGTATGATGGCAGCTGCATCGCCATTGCTATATCGTGCTATGGTTCTAAACCGGGCTTCATCACCCAGCAAACTACAACCATCGTAAAAATACATGTTTTCGTTTTGACCCAACCAATCTATGCTGGCAACGGTGCCGAAACTTCGTAGTATGTCTGCACCCGGTCTTTTAATGTACTGTACTGCATCTACACCATCCAACAACTTCAAATAATGCTGTCCGGCCCAATATGCCCCCATGCAAATACCCAGGTAACGTCGACCACTAGCCGTAAAATTTCTCAGACTGTGGGCCTGATCTTCCAGGATCGCATGCCAGGTATCACTGTCGCCTATGCCACCAGGCACACATAGTATGTCATACTTCTTAAGTTTCCTATCATTTAAATCCGGTTTGCCTATGCAATCTATGTCAAAATCATCGTACAACGTTCTAACTATGCCATGTGCACTTTGGATGCTGCACTGAGGATGATGCACAAATACGGCGGCTTTTGGTTTCATGCCGTATATATGGTGCCCCAGGGGAGAGTCGAACTCCCAAAATTTGGTTTCTAAGACCAACACGTATACCTATTCCGTCACCGGGGCAAACTGGGGTGAAGTGGGGAATCGAACCCTCTCTACCTGTTTCACAGACAGGTGTGCAACCACTACACTAACAACACCATTACTGGTCTCGGATGCAAGAATCGAACTTGCGCCTCATGCTCCCAAAGCACGAATGATACCATTTCACCAATCCGAGTATCTGGTGGGCCCTGGTGGTAACGCTCCACTTGTCTACTTCCTATCGGTTTTCTGACGACGGATTTACAGTCCGCTGATAGGGGCAGGTCCCTTTAAAACTGGCACCACTGGCAGGATTCAAACCCACGACCTCCTGGTTCGTAGCCAGGCACTCTATTCAACTGAGCTACAGTGGTATGGCCTCGGTGGACGGATTCGAACCGCCATAACCGGTTTTGGAGACCGACGTAATGCCATTATACTACACCGAGATAATTCTTGGTACACCGTACGGGAGTCGAACCCGTCTCTCCAGATTGAAAGTCTAGTGACCTAACCGATAGTCGAACGGTGCATAAACTTGGCGGTCTGTACGGGAATCGAACCCGTCTCTGCGGCGTGACAAGCCGCTATTCTTACCGATGAACTAACAGACCAAATTCTTACATTCTGGAGTTGGGAGTCGGATTCGAACCGACGACCGTAGTGCTTTGCAGGCACTTGCATTGGACCTCTCTGCCATCCCAACATTGGCTCCAGGAGTAGGAATCGAACCTACCTGATGAACGGATTAACAGTCCGCTGCCCCACCTTGTGGCCGTCCTGGAATAATTACTACAACTACTATTCTAGCACCTTGATGCTAGTTGTCAAGCATTTTTTTGGAGGAGGGCTGGTAGAATCGAACTCCAACCGGCTCATCGCCAATCCCTCTGTTTTCAAGACAGTGCCGAGCCCAGCTCGGTTAACCCTCCATAACTGGTAGTAATGGTCAGACTCGAACTGACGATAGGCACCGTATGAAGGTGCTGCATTAGCCGCTATGCTACATTACCATATTGAAACACACTACCAGATACAGCGATCAACCTGTTCGCAGCAATGTGCTTCAATATGGCACCAGTCCCTAAACTGGTTTCATATTGTCTTCTGTGTCTTGGACGACAGTCCTCAGGCTAGACATCCGTACCTTGCAGCGCCAATTGCAAGTGTATTTTAGTTGACGGGGCTTGCACCCGCCTCGCCCTGGGAGCACCGCTAACTCTAGGGATTTGAGCAACAGGTGTGGCGGGACTAATTTTTAATCTACCATATTGAAACACACTTCCTGCGGATTCTCACCGCCGAGTATCCCACTCTTGCAATCTTACCCTTTTTTCGGTTGCTTTCTAGGTTGTGTCGACCCGTGCTAGAAAGTTTCGGGATTTTGAAATGCGCTTCAATATGGTGTCCTAAGATGAAAATCACTGCCAATTGAGTCTCGAAAAACTTTGACCTTCATTTCACATCGGACTTATGATCAGTAGGGCAGGGGATGGATGCATCTTCCGTTTCAAACGATAGTCCGGACTATCTACGCGGTCGAAGTTGATCTTTAGTCTGCAACCTCACCAAGTCGGCTCACGGTTACTTCCTACTCACCATATTGAAACACACTCTTCAAACTCCCTAGGCGGTTACTCTAGGTCCTATCGCTTTTCGAACCGTAGACCAATACGGCAGGAATGTGCTTCAATATGGTTGCCGGTTACAAAATCCGGCGTTACATTTTCGGAGTAACTGTTCTACCTATCCCGTCACCGACTTCGTTTAAGACTCGCCGCCTTTATACACGCTGATGGCCACGTGTTATGGTATTGCTACCATATTGAAACACACTAATACCAAACTTTTTCGCCCCGGCTTATATGTCTATGCATCGTAGCGTTGGTCCTTGACGGGTCTTCAAGTGTGCTTCAATATGGTATCGGCTACTCTTTCCCAAGAGCCCCGACATGAGGTATTGCCCTGTCCAGTGTCTTGTGTATCGGATGACACGTCCTATCTTTTGTTTTACCCTGCTGGATGAATGGCCCAGAGGGAGGAAAAAAGAAACCTAAGACTCCTAACGCTGGTCTTGTCGCGCCTCTGATAACCGGCATAGGTCCGGGGATACTACAACCACATGGTGTTTGACCACCAAAAAATCAATGTATGCCTGTTGCGTTTTTCTACAGTCCTAAGACCGTGCGCTATTCTATACCCATCAAAAAATGTGAGTCTATTCTTTTTTGGTACAATGGTAATGCCGTGCTCCGTAAAAAATTCACCACCTTCAAAATCATCGTTCAAATACAGTAAACTGTTATAGTCTCCTAGACCAGCACGTCCATAATTGGTCTTGTCATGACAATGCAAATCGCTGTAGGAACCTATGGGCCAGGTCTGTAGTTCTACATCATAACAACTGGTACGCATTCTTAGTTTGGATTGCAAAAATTCTTTAACTTCTAATACCATGGGATCTTGCACATCCAATCTAATGTTTCGATGCGGATGCCATTGTAATACTTCACCGGTCTGCTGCTGTACCGCAAAATGTTCGGTGATGCGTTTCAGATATGCATTTAAAACTTTGTCATCAAATACATTGTCAAATACATGTAGATCTAACATTTTCATCTCTTTTGGTGCTGATGGCGAGGATTGAACTCACGGCCTCTGACTTACCAAGTCAGCGATCTACCACTGATCTACATCAGCCTGGTGGAAGGTGTGGGATTCGAACCCACGGACCCAGTTTCCTGAATCGACGGTTTAGCAAACCGCTGCCTTGAGCCTCTCAGCCAACCTTCCGTAAATGTTCTTTCAATCGATCCCAATCAATATCAAAACTAATTAGTTCTCCTTTGTTGTATGAAGAAGTACTATATTCACCTTTATAAGTGCCATCTTTAACTTGTTCTACAGCATCAACTTCGATCTTGGCCTGTTTGGGCTTCTTGACTGGTGCAACTTTTGCTTCTTTCTTTGCAGGCTTCTCAGCCACCTTAGTTTTTCTTACCATGTCTATCTCCATTGGCGGGGGTGCCAGGAATCGAACCTAGACCCACGAGTTCAAAGCCCGTTGTACTGACCGTTATACTACACCCCTAATTGGTGGACCGAAAGAGAATCGAACTCTTACCTGAGCCGTGCAAAGGCCCCGTGCTCCCATTATCACTACCAGCCCTAACATATTCAAACACACTGCTCATCGGCTTGCCGCCATTTGTCTGTTCGGCAATGTGCTTGAATATGGTGCGGGCACAGGGATTCGAACCCCGAACTTACAGGTTAAAAGCCTGATGCGATACCATTTCGCCATACCCGCAGTATCTTTCGTACCTTATCGCTGCCCATCTGGACTCTCCTCTAGGAAACTAAAATCAAAATTATCTGGATCATCTACAAGCTGGTCGGCTCGCACTTCTGTCCATCGTCCATCTATTTTAACCTCTAGACGAACTTTTGTCAAGCTTTTTTCCAACTGTCTTTCGGCTTCTAAATACTCTCCGGTTCGCTTCATGTATTCAATGTGAATCCATCGTTTAAACTTATCGGTCTCGGCCATCTTTTTAAAGGCATCTTTCCGATTGTCAAGCTGACTTCTGCTGCTTTCGCTATATCCGTGGGCTCCGGATGCCTTGTGAATGCAATGGACAGCGGAACTGGTCTTGTTGCGCTTCTGTCCACCGGCACCGGTGCCCCGGGTATAACTCCACTCACAATCACGAGCTGTTATGCTGAAGAATGGTTCTTTAGACAAAGACATAATATATCCCCAAAATTACGCATAAGACCAACACAACAATCTCTGCTAGAGTTAGATTGGTATCGGCATAGGCATTTTGCATGAATCTCAAAAAACTATCCTTCGGACTGCGAGTGTACATGGTGCTCCCTCCTGGTTTCGCTCCAGGCTCTTCGGTTCTTCAGACCGACGCTTTCACTAGATTAGCTTAGGAAGCATTCTAGCATTACTACAACTTGTTGTCAAGCAAATTTTGGTGCCCCCTCACGGAGTCGAACCGCGCACCAACGGATTATGAGTCCGCTGCTCTAACCAAGCATGAGCTAAGGGGGCATTTAAAACATAATTATAGTACCTTAGGCTCTAGTTGTCAAGCTATTTTTTCTATATTTGGTAGTAGGTAAAGGAATCGAACCTTTCCGTTCCAGCCCATCTGACCAGTCTCCAGGGCTTATAAGACCCCGCCGCACACCTGTGCTACCTACCGACTGTTCTACTGCGCTGAACTAATTCGTTTACAATCGACTAGCTGGGTCTCTCTGATTCCCGTATAGGGATTTGTAAACTCTATCCAACATTGCGTTGGAACTACTATGGTCGGAGGCACCGGATTAACATAGACGGGCTCCTGGATCACAAGCGGTGGTCTGGCATAGGCATTGGCTATGACTGTACCGAGAACAACGCCGGCAACAGCTGGACCAACCCAATGGGACCCATGACGATGATGGTGATGATAGTGTCTATGTCCGTGTGGGCCGTAGGCAAGCACCGAGCTACTGAGGCTCAGGGCAATTGCTGCTGCGGCTAGTTTACGGATCACTATTATCTCCTTTTGATGCTTACATTATATATATGTTTTATCTGACGGTCAAGACCGTTTCTTGAATATTTTTAAGCCAAATCAAGAACTCTCCAGGTATCTAGATCATTTCTAAGATTGACCGGGTGTCTTAGAGCATATTCAATGTGGTCTGTAGAATGCACATCGGGCCTATTGTTCATGAGCAAGTACCAGCGCACATAGATATCTTTTAAACTATCAGGAGCGGTACCTATGTACATACCGTTGAATTTTATATCCCAAAAGAGTTCTTGCATAACGTTACCTCTTTAAATTATTCTAACTTTTCACCACAATGCGGGCACCTTCTTGTATCTTTGCGATGTTGATGTAGAACATCTTCCCATTCTTTTATTTCTTTTATAATCTTTTTAAGTGTTCTACGACAGCGGATGGGTTTGTCTTTGTCTAATTCTTCTTTTAGTCTTTTTCTCAATTGACCTACTCTTTGTTCAAACACACCCAAAAATCCACCCGCTGCATCACCCATACATCACCTATTAATTTTTGATCTGACTCCAGACGCGACTACGAATGTCAGCCTGTAGTTTATCTGGTAAATGAACATAGTCTAGTTCGACACTTAGCTTGGCACCATTCTTGAATGCCCAATCAAAAAACTTTATGACTTCAGAGCTTGCTTTTTTGTCTGCAGGTTCCTTGTACATGATGATGAAACTGGCTGTAGTAACGGGCCAGGTATCTTTGCCGCCCTGATTTACGATGCTCAGCCCCATGCCTGGCACGCTGAACCAGTCTGCACCTGCCGCTGCTGCAGCAAATGTCGCATCATCTGGGTCGACGAAGTTACCTGATTTGTTTTGTAGTTTCATGTAGTTCATTAGGTTCTTTTTCACATAAGCATATTCTACGTAGCCTATACTACCCTTAATTCTATTTACATTGGCAGCAACACCTTCGTTACCTTTACCACCCACTGAACTGGTAGCAGGCCATTTTACTGCTGCTCCTCGTCCAACTCGTTTCTCCCATTCTGGGCTAACACTAGTGAGATAATCAGTCCAATTAAAAGTAGTACCAGATCCATCAGCTCTATGAACCACTGTAATATTGGTGTTGGGGAGGGATTTCCCAGGATTAAGTTTAACAAGTTTATCATCGTTCCATTTGGTTATGTTGCCCATGAACACTTCGGCAAGTACAGGTCCTGTGATGCGAAGTTCACCTGCCTTGAAGCCATCAAGATTGATAACAGGCACTGTGCCACCGATGATAGCAGGGAATTGAACTTGTCCAAGTTTATCAAGATCCTCTCCTTTAACTGGAGCATCTGACGCACCAAAAGTAACTGTTTTATTATTGATTTGACGAATGCCACCTGAACTACCTATACTCTGATAGTTAAGGGTATTGCCGGTGGCCTTGTTATATGCTTCGGCCCATTTGGCATAGATGGGGTAGGGAAAGGTAGCACCTGCACCAGTTATCTCAGCAGCATGAGCTAATGAAAACAAAGGGAAAAGTAAAATTGCAAGTAATTTTTTCATGGGTTCCTCAAAAATGTTGGTATACTATTATTTAAGATTTTTAACCCATGAAAAAACACCGTTGTGCCAATCTTAACAGAAACTTAATATTTCTATCGGCCCTGACCGCGATAGGCTTTGTAGCTTCGTTTTTCGTGCTTGCTCATGCTGCTACGACGAACCTGACCACCACTCTTGGTGCGTTTTTTAACGACCTTACCTCTTGAATCCACTCTAGCTGTTCGTTGCATATGTACTCCAGTATTTAATGATCATACCACCAACATAGATAAAGGTGATGCCTACGTTAAGAACTATGAGGCTGGTTTCGCGCCAGAGAATGCCCACCGCTGCCCAGGCCATGTTGCCTGCCAGGAAGAATGCTACATTCCAAGGATAAAACCAGTTACCGCTGGTCAACAATGCGCCCATGATGAGCATGCCTGTTGCCAGCCATTTTAAAACAATGTCAATTTGCACGTTGAACTTGTTCATGCACCCACTCATAGGTTTTGGCCATGCCTGCTTGCAAGGGCGCACTAGGTGCCCAACCAAGTTTTTCCTGGATGAGGCGATTGTCGCTGACCCTACCCCTGACACCCAAAGGTCCTGGAATGTGATTTTTGGTAATGGATTTGCCAGCAATGCCTGCGACCATATCAACTAATTGATTGATGCTTAGCATCTCAGTGCTACCCAGATTCACAGGGCCCGTAAAGTCCGAACGCATGAGTCTGAGCGTGCCTTCAACACATTCGTCTACGTACATGAAGCTACGTGTCTGTTCGCCATCGCCCCAGACATCTATGGTACCTGTGGTGCATTCAGCTACCTTTCTGCAGATGGCTGCGGGTGCTTTTTCACGACCACCGGTCCAGGTGCCTTCGGGACCAAATACATTGTGATAACGAGCAATGCGTACTGGTATGCCGTGATTGCGATTATAGGCCAAGAAAAGTCTTTCGCTGAAAAGTTTTTCCCAACCATATTCGCTATCAGGGTTGGCAGGATAGGCTGAATCCTCTACACAATTAGGATTGTTGGGATCCATTTGATTATGTTCGGGGTAGATACAGGCGCTACTGCTATAAAAAATACGTGAATGTACTTTACCCCTGGCCATATTTCTTTCGGCTACGGCCTTGCAAAGATTGATGTTGATGGCAGCACTGTTGGTCATGACTTCACTATCATTATCGCCAGTAAAGATATAACCTGCTCCGCCCATGTCTGCAGCCAGCTGATAGATTTCATCAAAATCATTGAATTCAGTGTTTAATCCTGCGGGCAAGACCAACGAGTGGCTGACAAGATCGTAATTTGTAAGATCCCCGACCTTAAAATCATCGGCCGGAGAATCGCTGAATTCAGGTTTTTTTAGATCAACGACTCGAATGAAGTAATTTTCAGCTCTGAGTTTACGAACCAGATGACTACCAATGAATCCGCCACCACCATACACAAGCGCAGTTTTAATCATGTGTTCTCCTTAGACAAGTTGAATACCTGTCCCAAACATCGAATTATAGTTGTTGTATAAATCATCAACTGGTTCTTCTACCCACAATACTGTGCTGGAAGCAACTTCGATGGCATGAGACTTGGTATATTGTGCATAGGGAATCAGACCTACCATGATCTGGTTGGGTTCGGTGCGGCTGGGCATGAGCTGGATGATGGCGGGCTTTTGTATATTGAGCTTGGAATCGGATGTAGTAACATCACCGATGAGCTCTTCGCCAGAGATCAATTTAACAATTTTAATCATTATAACTCCATTATTTATATGAAAAGGAGGCCCGAAGGCCTCCGGATTTACTGCTTTTTACGATCTGGGTAGTTTAGCTGTTCCCATTCTTCGTCGGTTACGGGCCACCAGTTCAAGCTAACTTTCATGTTGAACCTTTCTGGTATGGTGCGGTTTGGTAAAATCCCATTCTTCACCCAATACTGGTTTCTCTTTTAAGGCATCTTCTAGAGCCACCAGGGTGCAAAGAGCAAACAATATCAAAAAAGCTACTTGTAGTCCTAGTTCCATGTTATTTCTGCATTAACTTTCTGGCGCTTTGCCATTTGCCTCGGCGAGTAAGATGACTGGCTACAAGACCCGTACACCATACATCATAGGCTGCTTTGAGAAATGCCATCATAGATATCCCCTGTGTCTTAGTTGTTTGAATCGAGCAACATAATCAGCTTCTATGGGATTGCTAGGCGTTGACCATTTTCTAAACCATAACCAAAGGTCGTTTAGTTTAGATATTAGTATCATCTTCGGTCAACAGTGTCTTTTTAGTTTTGGATTTGGTTTCACCATCGGCAACAGCGATTTTCTTGGGCTTCTTGTGCTCGGGGATGATCTTTTCCAGAGCAATCTTAAGCATGCCATTCATCATGAACGCATCATTAATTTCCATGGTGTCGTCCAGGAAGAAGGTGCGAGTGAACGCACGATTGGCAATGCCCTTGAAAAGGAAATTATTGTTATCATCTTCGGTTTTACCGCTGATGATTAACTTGTTGTCCTCAAAGGTGATGTCTATGTCCTGTCGTGCAAAACCAGCTACAGCCAATTCGATAACATAGTGGTTATCTTCGACCTTGCGGATGTTGTACGGAGGATAGTTAGGAATATTTTTGGTCACATCGTCATGGAACTTGGCCATGCGATTATAGGTGTCGTCAAAACCTACGAAAAATTTTTCAATGTCTTTAAACATGTCGAAAGTGCCGTTTTTCAGCATAAGTGTCATAATGGTTCTCCTCGAAAGCGAGATTGATGATTGCCAACCCATGTGGCGTTGGCACCAGTGGATATTTTACTAGCCTTCGCTGGCATGCTAGTCCCATCCCGGGGATACTTTTATTTATAAGGTCTTGTCGGGTTTCTTTTTGCCGATATTGTATTTTGTTTCCAGATTCCACTGGTCCTTTTCACGGAAACTGATGACCTTGATCTGACTCAGAGGAGCCTGATGACGAATGCTTTCAGCATCCAGGACCTTTACCAAACCCCAGTCAACCAGCAGTTTGGCTATGGTATTGCGTCGTTCCAGATCATTGTCCGTAAGATCAGCGGGTTTGCCGTCAAGCACAAACAACTCTTTGAAATGTACTATGAAGTAACGTCCCTGCTTGTGCAGTATGTGACAACTTTGATACAGGGTATTGTCTTTGCGTGATGCTACGCCGATGCGAGTCAGAGTCTCCCGAACCTTTAAAAAATCGTCGGGTTGATTTAGACTGATTTCCAGGGGCATGTAGCCAGGGAAATCAATTTTGAAGAAATCTTCAGCCATTTAAGCCACCTTTTCTTGTCCTTTTTTTCATGATTTCAATGTCTGCATCGGACAGTAGGGGCAAAACCTGGACGGCTTTATCAGTGCTATAGCCATAGTATGTTTTGATTACTTCTACCGCGTCAACAGTCTCGGCCTTGATCCATTTGTTGAATCTTTTTCTGGCTCTTACGATATTTATAAGAAAATCATATTGTAGTTTTCGGTCAAGATGCGTGCGACCATTCATGGCATTGGCTACAGCCACAGTATCTTCGCCCATGCTCAGCGCTCTATTCACCATGTATGAGCTATAATCTTTCTCATTGTCAGCGGTCATCATGTAGTTATGCTGATAGATACTGTCGGCCCAGGCAAAGGGCGAGACTTTGGTAACACGTACATCGATTTCTTCGAATACGGGCTTATCAGCTACTTCGTCGTCAAAGAACTTCATGATATTACAGCCTCATCTATCCAGTTTTGTGCATAGCTTCGAGCATCGAAGATGTTGTCGAAGAAAAGCTCTTCCTGATGTTCAGTGATGCTGTTGATCAACACCAGACGCCAGCCAGTACCTCTGGTGCGAAGCAGGGCTGTCTTGTAGTCTTTGGTCCAGGTAGTTTCCATGCTAGTTCTTCCAGGTAACTGTGGCCATGAGTTCAGTCAGACAGGCAACTAGATTCAACTCCTGATCTGCTACGAATGCTGCCTTGTACTGATAGTCAGCCAGGATCAGAATGGCCTGTGGCACTTCGTTGATGATGTCTGTGATGTTGTCATAGATGCGACGAAATACTGCATGTGGATCATCATTGTTGTTCACAACCCAGGTACGCATGGCCTTGAAATCTTTTTCACGCAGAGCAGTTACCAGAGCATTGAAGGTTTCATCATCCAGGGTGCTTAGCACGCCGGCATCGATGCGACCTATGCTGGCATAGCGTTGCAAGTCATTGATGGTGCGTCTATAGTCCGGAAAATGCTTCATGACTACTGCGGCCAGGGCCTTTTCGTCATATGCAATCTTTTCATTGTCCAGAATGAATTTGACACGCTTCATGAAGCGACTGGCAATCTTGGGCTTGTCGGACTTGGGTATCTTAAATTCCACCACTACCAACCTGCTCCACAGTGGCTCAATGATGCGACTCTTGAAGTTACAGGTAAAGATGAACCTGCAATTAGCACTAAACTCTTCGATGAAGTTTCTTAACGCAGGCTGCGTGGCCGTAGTCAGATAGTCTGCCTCATCGAGAATTACAACCTTAATACCGCCACCGAAGCTGACGGTGCTGGCAAAGTCTTTGATTTTGGTTCTAAGAGTATCAATACCACCGTCCAGACTGCCATTGATAACAATAAAATCGACGCCCAATTCTTCACAAAGTGCCCTAGCTACTGTGGTTTTGCCTGTGCCTGGTGTGCCGCATAGCAGCATGTTCTGGACCTGTCCCTTCTGGACCTGCTGCTCAAACATCTGTAATAGGTCTGAGGGCAAGATACAATCAGCCAAGCGCTGAGGACGATATTTTTCAACCCACAAAAACTGCTCATCACGAATTTCCATAATAACTCCATAATTTATTTTACTTCACTCACCCCAGAAACGTTTCTTGTTCAAAAAACCTAACTGTTCGACCAATAAAATTACTTCCCAGGCGCGTGGAACATAATATTCCCATTGGTCCTGAGATCCACATTCGCGCTCGCTGATGATTCTAGCGACATATCGAATGTTCTCTTCGGCTTTGCTGGGCTGCGAATTCATTAGGCAAAAGTCGAATCTGGATCACAGGCCAACCAGTATTCAAGATTCTTGGTCTCGTGCTTGAGATGCAGGAATTTTTTCTTGCTTACTGTTACCGTATAGGCATCGGGGATGATCTTGAAGATGTCTACGCCGAAGAATACATTGAAGTCATCGAAGCCTGGACCAATGACCTTTTTATAGCTATTGGCCTTGGCGTTTTTCTTATCACTGATGCTAAGTGTTACTTGGTTTAGCTTACTGGTGATGAAGATATTAGGGCTGGCCGTAATGGCAATGGCCTTTTGCATGGTCTGAACGTCTTCGGCGCTGAGCTTAAACTGGAAGTGGTTGTCTACTTCGATGCTCTTGTTGGCTGGTGGCGCAGTTACTAGTCTTGGGTCCGAATAAAAATATTCAAAGTCTCCACCGTTGCGGGCGATGCGGAGGCTTTCTTCATTAAAGTCAACTTCACATTTCTCATTCAAGGTCATGAGTGCCAAAAGACTGTTCAGGTCATAGATGGCTACTTCGCGAGGGAAATTTTCAGCTACCGTAGCAGCCGCAAAGATGTTCTTGGCCGTACTCATGGTAACAATCTTGTCGCCAGGCCTAAAGATGATGTTGCTATTGATGGTAGCAAAGTTCTTTAGAAGCTGGATGGTCTCATTACTGATCTGCATTATCTACTCCTTGGGTTTCCAAATCATGCACATACAACATTATAAGGGCATAGTGTAAAATCTTCAATATGTCTTTTCTGTTTCGGCCTCCTTTTCTGCCGTAACGCTGCGAATATTTGATGATGTTGCTCCGTGTGTGCGGTATGCCATCACCACAATCAATGATGAATTCGGTGGTCTGAATTTTTCCCTGAGCATAATGTTCACCATAGGTACTGTCAACATAGGCCTGTAGTTGTTGCATGAGCTCATTTTCTCGATACTTGTATTTCATATATCCTCAGTAGTTGTTAGGGTTTTTACGCCAGGCGTCAAAGTAGCTTTCAGCACTATGTGGAATGATAGTACGTGGCTGAACCGGAGCATGCCTTAGTACGCAATCATGATAGTGCTCAAAGCATTTTTCCGGTGTATGAAATAAATCATAGCTTTGTTTGGCCTTATTGCCCCAGTCCTTCCACCTATCTGCTTCCAAAAGCCAAACAATTTTTTCTTCTAGATCAGACAAATCATCTTTAAACCTAACATATTCTTCAAAGGGCTGATGATCGGGTCTGATACTTAGCAGTGGACTCTGGGGCATAAGTATAGCGCAACCAGCACTGGCTAACTCCCAGGTCCTCCATTGATCACGACTGTTACCAGGAAAGTTCAATCCAATCTTTGTTGAATTTGCTGCTTTTATAAACAAATCTGGATTACGTCCCTTGGCTCTTTCTTTGCTATACTGCAGTCCCCAGTTAAGATGTTTAAGCGGACCAGTACTAAGTTCCAACAACTTCTGCACAAATCGAACTCTACCAGGATTAGTTGGCGTTCCCATGAACATCACATCCAAGGTCTTTTCGCTGTTGTCACGGTATATGCTGGGTATGGGAAAATGCTGCGGGTACGTAGGACAATTATAAGGGTTCTGGCTTGCAGCAGTCAATTCCCTTTGCATGATTAGGTCAGGAGATCTTTCAAACCAACGTTGTACATGTTCTTCGTCAGTGTCATCATGCTGTACAAAGAAACTATCCTTAAAGTACATAGACATGAGCCTGTTGATTATGGGAATCTGCCAGGGCTCATGCAGGTAAGCAACAACTACCCTATATTGAGATGGTGGTACAAAAGATTGGAGTTGTTGTTCATTTACAAAATCACAACTGTAACCAGACACTTCGAAACTTTTGAACAAATATGTACTATTTGCTACCCAATCATAATTAAAAAATAAAAAATCTTTCATGTTAATTCCTTGTACATAGTTCTTGAAGTTTCATGTTATAAAGTTTTTCTGTGTAGTAACAGTGCAATCTTTGTGGTTGAAATGTCCAGTTTAGATTCATGGTGCGGGCTGTACTTATGTTATCTAAAACTAAAAAGTTATCATTAATGGCATGCCAGGCTAACCCATCGAACTCAGCAGTATTATTCCAGGTGAGATCATTGTTAAAATACTTCTGCAGTACCAAACTAAACCACAATTTTTCAGTACAGGTCTGCTGTCTGGCATACAGATCAGCATATAGATTCCAATTTATACTACGAATTTCCTGACCAATGCCGCACCATTTGCGCATGTCCTGAGCCCAACCGCACTGAAACCAGTCACTGGGTCTAAAGGTTCTAACAATCTCTGAACTATCGGGCCTAATGGTCATCATGTTGCCTATGACCAATTTGTGTGTAAATGCCCCCATGTTTTCTGGTGTACGAGCCACATTGCTGCCTATGAATTCAAACAAATTTCTAAAATGCAGCATGTCAGTTCGAGTTACTAGTATTTGTTCACCTTGAGCTACGTTGAGTCCTGCCTCATAGGTAATGTATTGACGCATGGTATGGCCAGGATCATGACCAGGGTCTTTGCTAAGTATAATCTTGTCTATGCCCAGTATATGTCGGGCTTGGTCTAACTGATGTTCCCAGGTGCTAAGTATTATTTCATCATTATGCCAGCTTCTGATGCTGTCTACGACTTGCTGGGTAAAATTAGTTGGATTTTTACTGTTACCCAGACTACCTCGTATTATTACTGACCGTTTCATCTTTTACCCTTTGAGCATAATCTGTACAGATACCATAGTGGGTGCGCAATCTAGCTGTAGCCTGTGCTAACTGAAACACATATTCGGGCATGACCATGACTGTAGCAGTTTTACCATAATGACCAGGATAGGCCCAAATATAACCTTTACTGGTTACAACATAGGGATCCGAATCGTGCGCAAAGAAATTTAAATCTTTGTACATGCTGCAATACTCTAGGGCATCTAGGTTCTTACAGTGTATCCATAATCGATTATGTCGTTCGTTGAGCCAACCTTTATATATTTTATAAGTAGGTTCATCATGGCCTAACCAAAGTTCGTTGTCCTGTACCCAAAGATCTACCTCTACATCAAACCCTAGCCTAATGGCATTTTGTATGTAATCAGGATAGTTTTCTTCTTGTGTGTTAGGGCCCTGTGTATTGCCTCGGTGTGCTATAATTTTCATATTCTTTTATACACTGCGTTGCCTTCGTATGCAAAGCCGTTCAGCTCAAACGCTTCTTTAATTTCTTCGAATCCTAAACTGTTTAAATATTCATCAATCTGTGGTTTAAGACTCTGACCTTCGTAGTAGGCTTCTAGACCAACCTCAGTAAAAATCATTTTAGTATCCTTCAAGGTCCTTTCAGCACCTTTAAAAGCAAACAACTCTGCGCCCTGTACATCAATCCACAAAATATCCACAGGCATATTAATGTACTTGGGAACAAAATCATCTAATCTATACTGACTAACTGTTACTTGTTTTTGAATCCAATTTTGGTTATAAAAACTGCCATTCATTCCAGGCTTGAATTTAAACTTACTGGCAGCACCTGCGTTGCTGTCGCCCTTGGTGTCATCAATAACATAAAAATCTATGGTTCCATTGACATCGCCTAAGGCCACATTGTATACCTTTAAGCGATCCCGGTTCTGTGGATCCATGTACATGTGAGTATTTTTACAGAGGTTGAAATTATCGGGCGCAGGTTCAAAGGCATGTACCTGAGCATCAGGAAAAGCATTTAAGAATTCCATGCTTTGTTTTAGATGCCAGCTGCCAACATCTAAAATACATTTAACATCAAGATCCTGAATATGATTCAGAACCTGTAGCATCTTTTGGCTAGCTACGCTCTCTTGACCGCTGTAGATGTAGTTCGTTAGTCTGTCTTTTAGCATGATTATTGCACCAGCCCCCAGGTCCTAATAGCATCAGCATATTCAGTATTGTGATCATTGTCTATGGCCTGGCGCATGGCTTTGGTGCCGGCCAGAGTTCCGCCAGGATGGCCATGTATGGCACTACCGCTATTGGCCAAATAATCATTACCTACCTGTTTGGTCACCCAGTCTACCATGCCTGGATGAAACCCACAACTAAGTGCTGGAACAGTATTGCCTGCTCTGAGAATGTTCAAACATTTTAAAATCTCTGCTGGATCGTCATTGCTATATCCACCAATCATACCAGTCTGTATGGTATCTACTCCCATTAGAGTAGCAAGTTGGCAGACCACAGGCCAGCTTATGCTATAAGGATTATTAATATTAGTCAGGACCTTTTGACCACTACTTTGCAGATGCATATAAATAGGTACATCCATTTTTCGCACACTATGATACGTACCCAGGCCACCCAAAATGTTGATATGAACCCCATTGCCGCCCAATTCAACAACTGTGTTGATGCGATTTTGTAAATCATGCGGATCGCAATTGATGGTATGACAATAGGCCAGCTTATAGTTTGCTTTGGCAAGTAGATTGGCAACTATGTCTACACGTTGCTCCAGAGGAAGATGAGGTACACTGCTCATGATTTCATCTTCTTTGATGAAATCGACACCTCCATCTATGAGTGCTCTGACCATATCTTCAAGCACATGTTTCTTATGTACAATTTTAGGTTTAATTATGCCGCCCAACAAGGGCTTGTTATAATTACCAGTTATTTTTCTTAGCCCTGAAAGACCAAATTTAGGTCCTTTGAAAACTGTTTTCATGCAATCGGGCAAGTCTAGATCAATGAGCCTGCATCTCTGAACGATATCTATGTCAGTATGCCCACCCATGAGCTGACAGATTAAATGATTAACGCCGTCGGTCTCTAGGTCTATGTTGGCTACCGGAAAAGCAATCTCTATGATGCCACGGTTAGTGTTTTCAAGCTCTTGTTGATTGTTTAGGATGAGACAGCTATGTGTTTCAAATAACGCATCGTCTTCCCATTTACTTCTAACATTGGGGTTACCTACACTTTGTCCAACCGCTATATCCCAGGCCAATTCTTTGAGCGTAGTTTTTGAAATAGCAGCATAGGTAGCTATAAAGTATTTGGATGAATCTATTTCACTCTTTTCTTTAAACAAGTTCATACTTATCTCCAGGTATACTGGGTACCTTTACGCATACCACAATACAATCTTCATGAAAAACAGGATCAGCAACGTCCAGGGGATTAAACACAAATACATCACCAGGACCAATAAGGGTATTGGCCACTGTCATACTTCCTGAAACTAATACATTATACTCTGTACCAATTTTATGATAGTGTCTGGGCCATACTTCATGTTTTTTGTGCGTGAGAACGCCAACTTCGAAATCTTTGGTTTTTAAAATACTAGGGTCAAAATTTCCTATGAACCATCCTCTAGTAAAATCTGTCAACTTCATTACTTGCATGCTATGACTTTCTGAAAATAGTAATTCCTATACCAGTTGGAAATCTATCTGTGTATGAGTCTTTAAAACTAAATTTATTAACAAATTCTAATTCAGGAACTCTCGATGGTATTTCTTGCATCCAATCCATGATGCCTTTGATGTGGTTAGTGTCATGAAAAATTACATAACCGCCAGACCTAACTATGGATAGGTAATTAATAGTATCATTTTTTACACCTTCATAGCTATGATCACCATCAATAAAAAGAATGTCATATAGTTGTTTGCTAGCTATATGTTTGCTCATGTCAATGACACGCTGTTCAGCAGAGGAACCTATGATTTCTATGCGAGGAATTGTACCTAGATTTTGACTTCTTAGTTGATTGCCACGTGCATTGATATAATGAACGGCTTCAGCTCCACCGTCATCAATAATCAACAACTCTTTGAAGTTTAAAAATTTGTTTATGGAGAATGTAGTACCACCAGAACAGGCACCTATCTCAGCATAATAGTCTAGCTTTTCACCGGCCGCTTTTCTGTTAAAAAGAAAATAAATCAAATTGGCTAGCTCAGCTGGACGCTGTT